TAGACACAATAACAGGTAAGTCCACTGCAACAACCATAACCATTGGCTCAACACCTGTCGTTAGTGCAAGTGCAACCTCTATGACTATTAGAGGTGAGGGTTCAGCACAGACAAGTATTCAGCAAGGGTTGGCAAAGGCTTGGTTTAACTTTGAACAAGCAGGACCCTCAATAGAAGATTCTTTTAATACTTCAAGTATTACGGACACTTCTGCAAGTATCTTTACAAATGTATTTTCTACTAATATGGCAAATACTGTATGGGCAGGAGCTTTGACATCTCGTAATTTACATCAACAATTTAACACAGATGCGGCAGCAACCACAGGCAGAGCCATCAGAGCTTCAAATGCTTCTAATGCTGTGGGAGACACCACAGCTAACTGTATGATATGTATGGGAGATTTAGCATAATGGCAAACGGAACAATAGCATTTGATACATTATCAACAAGTGGACAGATAAGTGGAACAGCAGTATCTGTGGATGCAGATTACTTGGCATATGGTAGTGCAAAAGCATGGATAAGTTTTGATGCCAAAACCACAGTTGCTGTATACCACAGTTTCAACCACAGTGCTTTAACAGATAATGGCGTAGGTAATTTTAATAACACCTTATCAAGTGCTTTAACTGATGGAAACTATTGTTTTACTGCATCAGCAGGAAGATCTCCAAACGCAAGTGGAACAAACCCACCTATAGCGTATATGGCAGATGATGCTTTTGCACCAACTGCAACTGCTTACAGAGTTTTTCTCATAGGAACTGATGGCACTTTACAAGACCAAGACAGGAATTTTCAAGTATTACACGGAGTCTCAGCATGACAATAGAAACACCAGAATTTCAAGGCACACATCTATGGGATAGACTGTGTTGGGCAAAAGAAAAACTAGAGATGGTTAGAACAGAATACTGTGTTGTATGGGAAGACCCTGAGACACCTGATGAACCTGCAAAGGTTACACACCCTGACCCTAATTGGATGGCTTGTGCATTACAAGGTGGAATACTTCCTCCTGTAGAAGCCTATTGGGAACTCAAGAAGGATGAAGCAGAGCCTAGCTTTACTAAGCACACTAGAGGTTACTTGTTACACAACACTAAACCTATAGAAGCTATGACAGAAGAACAGGCAATAGAATACTTAATTATGAAGGACTTACCAATGCACGTTTGGCAGAATTGGGATAAAGCCAATAAGCCGAGAATGGTCATATGTACTAAATCACAACTTCCAAGCACTAGAGTATGGCGAAATTCTTGGAAGATATCAGAAGAACTAACCATACATAATGAAAAAGCTGCTTAAAAGGAGATAGCAATGACAACAAACATAATAGACAAAGACGGAAATAGTATTGTAGCTTCAGATGCAACAGTACCTTCAGACAGACATTTTAGAAATGCTTGGTCTCTAAGTGGCTCAACTATTACTGAAGACCTAACTGCATCAAAACTTATATTCAAAGAGAAAGTAAGAGAAGCTAGAACACCTCTACTTACTGCTGAAGATGTAGTTTATATGAAAGCATTAGAAGATGCAGACACAGATGCACAAGCTGCAAGTGTTAAGAAGAAGAAAGCATTGAGAGATGCTCCTGCAGCTTCAGCTATTGCAAATGCCGCAAACATAGGTGCATTGAAATCAGCTTGGGATAAAGACGTTCTAGGTGACAGTCCATACGCATAAGGAGAACTAGATGGCTCTAACTAAAATAGGCAAAGAAGGTATTACAGGTGTATCTAATGCAGCCAATGCTACCTTCTTAACTGCTACATCAGCAGAGGGTGTTACTCTTGCAGGTACTTTAGCTGTAACAGGTGTTCATACAGTTGGTAGCAATGCAGTTGCTACTGGAGCAGGTGGTTCAAATACAACTATTATTACAGCAGGTTTATGCAAATCTTGGGTTGAGGTTGATACAGCAACTACACCTGCTTCAGAAGGCTCTTTTAATGTTGCTTCTATAACAGATGGTGGAGTTGGGGAGCCGCAACCACAAATGACTTCACCTTTAAGTTCTGCTCAAGGTGTTCCTGTAGCTAATAACAATGAATCTGCTTCTGGATTTGCAGTTATGGTAACTATGACAGGAGCAGGTTCTTATAGAAGTATAACACGAAACAGCAGTAATACATTAGTTGATTCAGCAACATCACTAGCACTATTTGGAGACCTCGCATAATGGCATACATAGGAACATCTCCTAGCAATGGAGTGCGTAGACGATTTGTATATGAAGCTACAGCTAACCAAACTAGTTTTAGTGGTAATGACGAAAGTGGTATAACACTTACCTACGTTGATAGCTTGTACCTTGATGTATATCAGAATGGTGTAAAGCTAAAAGCAGGTGATGACTACACAGCAACAACAGGAACGACTGTAGTGTTAGTACAAGGTGCATCGGCTGATGACGTACTTGAGATGGTAGCATTTGATGTGTTCTCAGTTAATGATTCAGTTAGTGCAAGTGCAGGTGGTAGTTTTGCAGGTGCTATAGGCATGGGCAGTACTCTTGCAGTCACAGGAAACGCAACAGTCGGTGGCACTCTTGGTGTAACAGGAGTTACAACAGGTACAATAATAAAAGGTACAACATCTTTACAAACACCTCTAATAGAGTTTACAGATGGTGATGATGCCATAGCTATTGCAGATGGTGGTGTTGTAACACTACTTACTACAGCAGTAGCCAAGTCAGAAGGTGGTGCAGTCACTACTAATATTGCACAAGGGTTGGCAAAAGCATGGCTTAGACTTAATGGTACAGGAACTATTGCTATCAGAGATAGTTTTGGTATTAGTGGAGTAACAGATAATACTACAGGAACTACAACAGCAGCATTTTCTAATGATTTTAGTAATGATGAGTTTGCTACTACAGGGATGCACTCAAGCACTGCTTTTTCTATGCAAGTAGTAGTTACTAATACTGTTGGTTCTGTTAAATTTAGAACATTAGATGGTAGTGGAAGTTTAATAAATGATGGTGCTCATTCAATTGCAGTACATGGAGACCAAGCCTAATGGCAAATTTAAATGTGCAATCAGTTAGGAGTAACAAATGAGTAAAGCAGCAGAATTAGCAAAGATAGGTGAAGTCGCAACCAATAGTCAGATTGGTGGCAGACGGAATATTATGTACAATGGTGCAATGCAAGTGGCACAGAGAGCAACGAGTGTTACTGGATTAGGTGCAGATGGAAATACTTATAATACTCTTGATAGATTTCAAATGCTCGCTAATGCTACAGCAGGTAGATTTACTATGTCACAAACTGCAATTACAGACTTGCCGGGATTTGCTAATTGTTTAAAACTAGATTGCACTACAGCAGATGCATCTATAGCAGCAGGTGAATACTTAATAGTAGGTCAAAATTTTGAGGGTCAAGATTTACAACAAATTAAAAAAGGTACATCTAATGCAGAAAAACTAACTGTGTCTTTTTATGTAAAAGGTAATGCAAATGCTACTTATGTGTTTGAGATACTAGACGCAGACAATAATAGACAAATATCAAAAACATTTGCAGTAACAACAGCTTGGACAAGAATTATAATAACTTTTCCTGCTGATACAACAGGAGCTATAGATGATGATAATGCACAGTCTCTTAGGTTATTTATTTGGCTTCATGCAGGTTCTACTTATGCTAGTGGTACATTAAACTCTAGTTCATGGGCTACTAGCACAGCTGCAAATAGAGCAGTAGGAGGTTCATCTTTCTTTGATGCTACATCTCGTACATTCTTTATTACTGGTTATCAACTAGAAGTAGGCTCTGTAGCCACACCATTTGAGAATAGGTCATTTGGGGAAGAACTAGCCATGTGCAAACGCTATTATCACAAAATGGATGCTGTTAATGGAGCTACTGTAAGTTATGCAGTTGGTCAAGCTTATACAACAGATGATGCATGGTTTCCTGTTTCTCTTTCACCAGAAATGAGAACAACTCCTACACTTGATCATGGCACTTTATCTAAAATTCAACTAACAGATGCAGATTTATCTGGTGAAGCAATAGGTGGTTTATCTATTCATACTGGTTCAAGTAATGAAAGAAATGTAGCATTAAATGCCATTAACATTACAGGTGATGTATTAACAGCAGGAGATTCATCAGTATTATTTGCTGAAGATGATGTGGCATCTTACATTGCTTTTATTGCAGAATTATAGGAGATATTATGAATATTAAATCAACAAAGTATGTTAAAAGTTCTATATTTAATCCTAATAATAAAAATACAAGTATAACACTTACACTAAGTGATGACACAACTTTGTCAGTTCCTGTTTGTGTGGGTAATACAGAATATGATGCAATCCTTGAATGGGCAAAGATAGATGGCAACTCAATAGCGGATGCTGACTGATGCTATTTAGTAATCTTCCATTTTCAACGCAAGGCTTTAATGATTTAAGCATCAGTGCAAGAGAGCATTGGAGAGATGTTGCAATCGTGAACCCCGAAACGT